TCACGAGGTCTATAATTACTATTATCACGAGGTCTATAATTACTATTATCACGAGGTCTATAATTACTATTATCACGAGGTCTGTAATTACTTTCTTTGATACATGGCGGTACATAAGTAGTATTTGTTTTATAAGCATTTTTATGATATGTTTTTTCTTTTTCTTTATTTTCCATATATTCTGAATGTGAGAGTTGTTCAGTAGCTTTAGTAATAGATGGTTTATTTATAAATAGATCTTTTAGATAATTGTAAAATGTCCACCCAGAATCACCATATTCGGCTAAATACGTTAAACATCTTCTACATATTGGTTTATAATAAGTTAAATCAAAATTAGAACTTGAAGAGTCTGATAATTTATTTATTTCATCAATAATTTTATCTTCCGATTCTTTTAATGATTTAATTTCATCTTCATTTTCTTCTAAACTTAACATTTCTTCAATCATTTTCAATACTTCTTTTTTTTCTTCAATTAAATTATTATTATCATTTTTAGCAGCATTACTATTTATAATAATAGTCCCTCTTATAACTGTTTTGCAAATTTGTTGAATATCGTAATCATTTATTTTCTGTCTTCCACTAAGAATTCTCATCTTTACATATTTTACATCTGATTTTGAATTATTTTTTCTATCTATTTTTACTGTAGATAATTTTGGATCTTTTACCATTTTAAATATTTCTTTGGCAATGTCATCTCTGCTTAATTTGGATATTGGTTCTTTGTGACTCATTATGTTTATAAAATATTGTTTATTAACCGAGCATTTAAATGATATTTATTATTATTACTTTTTAGCTAAAATTTATTTTATCAATTTTTTATTATATATTTATATATATCAAATGCTGTAAAAGGTGATAATATAAGTTTACTATAAAATTCTATCATATTTGAAGAATGGTTTTTAAATTCTCTTTCTAAAAATTCAAAATAAATTATTCCTAATAGATAACTACATGCTTGAGTTGGATTTCCAAAATATCTACTAATTTCAGCATTAATTGAATTTGGATGTAATGATGTATACTCATTTAATAATTGTTTACCTGTTTCAATTTTCATTCCATTATAATTTATTCCTATATCTACTATTGTCCTTATGCAATAAAAAATTTTATTTAAAATCAAATATTTTTGTTCAGTTTTATTATTTTTGTCACTAATAATATTTTCTGCATATACTGCCCATCCTTCTTTAATCATTTTAATACCTCTCATACTCATATAATAAATATCTTTTGGTAAATTCATTTCTTTTAAAATTTTATTTGAATTTGTTCTTTCTAAAAAATGTCCAGGTAATGATTCATGCGCTATTAATCTCTTTAATGATTCTTTTCTATATTTATATAGATTATCAAAATTTAAAAATATCGATTTACTATTAGCTTTTCCTTTAGAACTCCAAAAAGATATTAATTTTGACATTGGTTTAATATCAACCTTAGAAATATCTGGAATTATAACATTTTTATTAAATAATTTTTTTGTCTTTTCATGTAATTCTATTACAAAATTTTGTGATATAGATAATAATTCCTTTTCTGATTTAATAGGGGTTCCTGCTTTTTTATGCTTATCCATAAAATTTTTAAATTCTTTTGGAGGAAATAAATCATCTTTCATAATTTGTTTATCTAATAATTTAATATCTAATAATTTTTCTAAATTTCTTATTTGTAAATTTAAATTTTTAATAGCAAATAATTGTAATTCATTTGGATCAATATCCAAACTTGTATTTATTTTAAATATAAATTTATATAGATCTTTTCCTTTATCAGTATGACCTAATATATTATATTTTTTTTTTGATGTAATATTATATTCTTTGAGATAATTTAAAAACATTTTATAAATAAGTATTATTTTATTTATATGATTACTATTGAATCCATTTCTTTCCCAATATTTTTCATCACTAATACATTTTTCAACTTGTGTTATAATTATATCAATAATTAAAGGGTTTTTATAAATATTATTTTTAATACAAAATTCTAAACATAAAATAGACCTAATTATTAATCTTTTAAAATTAGATATTTTTTTGTCTAAATCTTTTCCTTTTATTTTTAAAGGGTTACTATAAAATACAATATGTGGACTATTCATGTGATTAACAAATTTAAAAAATTTAAATAGTTTATATAATTTATGGCTTTTTATATTTTTTAAAAATTTAATTAAATTATTTTGATATTCGTTCAAATTATTTTTCATTATAATTATAAAATAAAATAATATAATAATTATATTATAAATTATATGAACAATTACAAGATTAAAATTATAGTAATTGGAGATACAAATGTTGGTAAATCATCATTAATTGAAAGATATTATAAAAATTTAAAAAAAGATTATTCACCAACAAAAACATATATGACAATTGGAATAGATTTTAGAATAATTAAAGATTGTTATAATTATAAAAATTATTTACTAGAAATTTGGGATTCAGCTGGGCAAGAAAAATATAGATCTATATGTAAAACATTTTATAAAAATAAAAATTTTACTATTATTGTTATTGATATTTCTAGTTTTTTTGAAAAAGATAAATTTTTATTAAATAAATTTATAAATTATACGAAATATTGGATTGAAGAAAATAATAATAATATAACAAATATAAATAGTTCTAAATTAATTATAGTTATAAATAAAATAGATAAAATTGATCAAGATATTTTACATCTTTATGAAGATACTATTATAAATAATATTAATGAATTAATTAAAGATTATTCTAATATATTAAAATTCTATTTCTCAAGTGTTCGTACTAATTTTAATGTAAATGAAATATTTTTTGAACTTGTTCAATATTATGAAGAAAATTATAATACTATGTATAGATTAAGTACTGATAGTTTATCAACAATTGATTTGGATTCTAATAAATCTTTTAATGTATCAAATAAAAAATGTTGTAATATTTAAGATATGTATTATCATATTTTAAATATATATAATATATATAACTCTTCCAATAGGGATCGAACCTATGACCTTGCGGTTAACAGCCGCACGCTCTAACCAACTGAGCTATGGAAGATAACTTGTAATTGGATTTGAACCAATATTTCCTAATTATATAAGGTGAATTACCATTATTCTATACAAGTTTAAAGTGCTCAATATGGGACTTGAACCCATGACCTTCCGCTTATAAGACGGACGCTCTAACCAACTGAGCTAATCGAGCTTGATTATAAATTAGTTTAATAATTTATAATCTATTGTTTATATTTTTTGGTTTATTTTTTAATTGGTAGCGGTGGGATTCGAACCCACGAAGCTAATGCACTGGGTCTTAAGTCCAGCCCCTTTGACCACTCGGGAACGCTACCGTGCTCAATATGGGACTTGAACCCATGACCTTCCGCTTATAAGACGGACGCTCTAACCAACTGAGCTAATCGAGCTTGATTACAAATTAGGTTAATAACCTGTAATCTAGTAACTTTTTTTTATCTTTTTATAATTGGTAGCGGTGGGATTCGAACCCACGAAGCTAATGCACTGGGTCTTAAGTCCAGCCCCTTTGACCACTCGGGAACGCTACCGTACTCTACCCGGGACTCGAACCCGGAACCTTTCGGTTAGAAGCCGAACGCGCTATCCAATTGCGCCAGCAGAGCATGATATATATAATATTTCTATAATATATACCGATGACATTGTCATACTCTATTATTATAAACAAATATTTAAATGTTTTTTGTTTTTTTTTAAAAAAATATTTTATAGTAGATGTGGGACTCGAACCCACGAAGCTTGCGCACCGGGTCTTAAGTCCGGCCCCTTTGACCACTCGGGAAATCTACTGTGCTCAATACGGGGCTCGAACCCGTGACCTTCCGCTTATAAGACGGACGCTCTACCAACTGAGCTAATCGAGCTTGATTACAAATTAGGTTAGTAACCTGTAATCTTTTTTTGTTTGGTAGCGGTGGGACTCGAACCCACGAAGCTTGCGCACCGGGTCTTAAGTCCGGCCCCTTTGACCACTCGGGAACGCTACCGTGCTCAATACGGGGCTCGAACCCGTGACCTTCCGCTTATAAGACGGACGCTCTACCAACTGAGCTAATCGAGCTTGAATTAAATAGAGGTTAATCTATTTAATTCTATTTACTTTCTTATTTTGGATAGAATTCAAAATTTAAAATTTTCAATTTTTATGGGTAGTAATCAAATTTATTTAGATTAATATCTAATTCAAAATCAAATAATTCTTCATCATGTAAAATTTTATTAATATTATTATTCCTTTTTTTTATTTTTTTTTTTTTTGATTTAGATATATTAAAAGAATTTAAAAGGATATATACAAAAAACATAAATATATTTATAAAAAATGCATGATATACGTTTATATGTGTATCTAGATCTCCATAATTATATGATTTTTTTGAAATTAATGTATTATTCATACTTTATACTATTTAGTAGTATATTTAAAACATAATTTTTTAATTTCAATATTTTTTAATATTATAAAGTAAATTAAATAAAAAATTTTAATAATAAATTAATAATTATTAAAATTATTAGATTAGATTAAATGTTATATAAATTTTAATATCCTTTTTTTATCATATTATTATTAAGTAATATTTTATGATTATTATTAGTATAAATAAATATTTTATTATTTGTTTTTTTTATTTTTATTATTTTCAAATTATTTTTACTACCACCTATTTGAGTTTCTTTATTAAAACTTATACCGATAGATGTTTTTAATTTTGAATTATTTTTACTTTCTATTTTCTTAAGATTATTTAAAAGATTTTGTAAATCATGTTTAGTATTTATGTAAATATCCTTTATATTTCCTCCTCCAGAAGATGATTTAAGTTTTATTATTTGTTTAAATTTTTCTATTTGTTGATTTATATAAGTGTTATTTGTTTCTTGATCTAATATCTTTAATTCTTCTTCAGTTAATAATTCTTTTTCAATACTATTTATTTGTACTGTATCTATTTTACCTTTGATTACACCTTCTATATTATTCCAATTTAAAAACTCTAATAATAATTCTTTATCTATTATTTGTTTTGTATTTGCCTTATTGAATTCATCTACAAAATTACATATATTGTCATAATAATCTTTAACACTTTTAATAGTATACGTATCTAGTATTTTTATACTATCATTGAAAAAATTACTCCATCTTAACATCAAATTTAAATCTCTATAAAATGCATAGAAAAGTTCAAGTAAAAACCCTGCCTTTTCAGCAAAAAATAATTTTAAAAATAATTTTGTTTTTTTTTTGGATACATTATATTGATATTTTTTCATTAAATGAACTGCAAATGGTGATACTATAGAAAATGCCATCTGATTTACACCACCTGTAAAAGAAAAATCTAAAAATCCTCCAATATCACCTAAAAAGAAATTAATTGATAATGGGTCTTCTTGATTAATTTTATATAATATATTATCTAATTTTATGTCCATATAAAATAAAGGATTTGGTTTATAACTAGCATAAAATAAAACACCATTTATAATATAATTATATATATCTATGATTTTTTCTTTACAATATGTTTTATATGTTTCTTTTTTAAATAAACTATTTAAATCCCCATTTTTATAATGCATTAGTAATAATTGACACTTTGTACTTTTTGGCTCATAATGACCATAAGAAGGGGTAACAATTGAATCTTCTGGTTTTGATTGTGTTATTTCGTTTAATTTATTTGATATACCTTTTTCATATGTCCAATTATCTTGATCAAAAAAGTATTTTGCAACTATAAAATTTTTATTTTCACTATCGCTATATTTTATTACTTTACCAAATGCACCTTCTCCCATAATAAGTGGATAAGTTACTCTACCATTAGATTTTTTTATTGTTGTATCATATTCTATCCCATCAAATAATAATTTTATTAAATCTCCTTGTATATTACATTTTATACAAAATTTACCTTTTTCATTTGAGCCACAATCATAATCTAATGTTGTTATTAAACTATTTCTTCTTTTCATAGATGATTGAGATATTGGAATACTACCTGGAGTTACTTCTGTACCTTTTGGATCTACTTGATGTACTGATGCAATAGTCTTTTTTTTTTGTATTGGTTTTTTTTCTTTTTTAAAATCTCTATTAAAATATACTCCAAGGACAATATAATGTTTCCCACTCTCGTGATTAAATACAGTATTTATATCATCAATTAATAGGTTTTCAATAGTTTTACCACTATCGTATTTTTTCCATTGTTCTCCTACTTTAACAAAAGTTATAAAATGACCAAGATTAATATCTTTAGTTAAATTCTCATCACTCGGTTTAGAATCAATTATCGATGTTCCCATAACAAAAGATTGTAAATTTTCATATTCTAAAAATGTGTTAGTATTAGATTCATCTAAAAAATATGTTTGAATCTTTATATTTCCATTTGGACAATTATTATTAATAACACTTGTTAATTTATTTAATACAGGGATTGGATTACTATAATTTCCCGAATCAACGTCTCTAATAATTGTAGATAATGTGTTACATCCACTAGTTTGATCTACAGCATTACCACATATTTCTTTATGTAATTCTTTATATAAAACATCATTCCATATAGTTTCTGGATTTCTCGATTTATTTAAGATTTCAATAATTTTATCATAATTTTTTCTATCTTCTGAATTAACTAATGGTTTTAATTTTAAATTTTCTAAATTTGATGAAAAATTAATTTTACCTTCTATTTCTATGAAATTTGATTCAAATTTTCCAACATATAATTCTTTTAATTTACTTTTTAAGTTTTGTGTTTCTAAATCACCTGTTTTAGTAGCACTTAGAGTAACATTATTTGCGTCTATTCTTCCTACAGTAAATATATATTTATCTAAAAATTCACTTGGTATGTTAAATATTACAGACGAACCATCTGTTATTTCACGATCACATTCATTTTCATAGAATGATAAAAAATCAGGATATGCAACTATTGCATATAATGGAGCATTTAACCAGCAATAATTAGATCCATTACCATTTCCCGGATTATCTAATATTAAAGCACCACTCGAATCTTCCTTTGCTGTAAAATTAACTAAAATTTTCTTTTTATCTAATTTCTTTTTATCTAGTGGAGTTATTTCATAAGTATTTAATTTTGTTCCTCTTGGATTAAACATATTACAATCATAATTACATCCTTTTAATTTTGTATATAATTCAAGATCACTTTGGTTGATATTTTTTCCTGAAGCTGGAGCAATTTCACCAATTTTATTTTCATATTTCTGTCTATCTAAAAGTTTTTGTTCATTAAATAAATTAATACATTCTCTTTTCTTTTCAGGCATACATTTATCATGCAAATCATTTATATATGATATAAAATCCTCTTGTGTTAATGATTCTACGTCTTTTATAAGTTCAAAAATATTTATACGTCCATCTGATTCATTAATAACATGTTCTAATTTTTGTTTTAGTTCAACATCTAAAGTTAATGTTGGAAACTTTCGTGTAATATTTTCTATTTGCGGATATTTTATTATAATATCATCTTCACAATTAATTTCAAATAATTTTTCTTTTATAAAATCTATTGATTCGTTTAACACTTTATTTATTTGAGAACCTAATTCTATAAATATATTTTCCTTAGTAGGCTTAAATAATTTGTTAAGTATACCAAATATTTGATTTATTAAACTATAGGATTTGTATAAATCTATTGTTGGATTATTAAACTGTGAATTTATGTATGCATATACTAATTCATCATCACATTCTTGAATAGATTTCGGTTCTGATTCAAATACTTTTTTTTTAATTTCATTTAGATCAATTTTATCATTGCATAAATTCTTTTTAATTTTATTTAAAATTAATTCAATATTAGCTTTAAATAAGGTACCGCTTGAGGATTTATCACTTAAAAATATTTTTAAAATACTATCTGTACCAAAAAAAGTATTATAATATTTCTTTATACTAATATCACTTTTATTATTTGATTCGAATGATCCAATTAATCTATTACATTCTTGAAAAAAAAAATTTAACTTATCCTCTATTTCTTTTTTCTTTATTTCAAAATTTGATGATTTACACTTTTCTGAATCTTCGCATATATTTCCTCCATTTTGTATTCTTCTTTCTCCTCCTTTCATAAGTTCAATTAATTTTTGTAACAATTCAGATTCAGATTGTTCAGAAGGTTTAATGGAAGAAGGTTGTGAAGGATCAATAGAAGAAGGTTGCGAAGGATTAATTGAAGAAGGTTGTGTAGGATCAATATTATCTATTGTAATATTTAAATCACGAAGTTTAGTTATAGGATTATAATTAGTTTCAGCCATATTATTATTATATATTATATATAATTATAATAATTTAAAAGAAAATTATATTAAATTTTTATTAAAGTACTTTTCTAATTTTCTAATTAATCCTTTACATTTATCAATAATTTGAGATGGATTACCACCATCATTTAGATAAAATTTTAAAAAGTCTGTAATATATTCATTTTGATTTTTATTTTTTAAATTTTCAAGAATATCAAATAAAGAAAGATTTTCAGACTTTGTTGATAGTAAATATTTAAAAGAATTTAAAATAGTAAAACTATTTTTGGTAAATTCTATAAATTGTTTAAAATTATTATCTTGACTTGTTTTTACAAATATAGTCACAAAAATTAATAAAATATTTAAATCATTTTCAAAATTACTAATATTATTAACCAAAGAATATTCATTTAATGATAAATTTATATTATCGATACATAATTTATAAAATAAATATGTTGTTGTATTATAAATATCTAATAGATTTATTCTATCATAAATAATTATATTATTATTTGTTATCTTTTGTATATTTAATTTATCTTGTAAAATTAGTGAATCGTCTTCACATAAATCTTCATTAGCAATACAATCATGCTTAATTGGAATATATTCAGCTATTATTATTTTTTTCTTAGGACGACTTAACCAAAAACTATCTTGAAAATTTATTCTATATTTTTGTAGTAAATCAGATAATAACTTAGACTCTGGAATAGTTATATCATCAGATAATTTTTCATAAAATATTTTTTTTATTGTGTTTTTATGGAATTCTTTATCTTTATTTATATCAGGAGAAATATTTAAGAAATTAATAAATAAATATAATCCATAAAATTTAATTAATAAATTTCTATATTGATTATCACTTGTATCAAAAATTATTTCTAATTTCGTTATATGATTTTCAAATAATTCAGTTTCTTTTAATAAAATAAATTCGTGAATATCATTAAATAATATTTTAATATCTTGACTTTTATCAAATTTAAGGTAATTATCAATCATGTAGTATAAAGTATCTACTTGAGGAGTTTTATATGAACTTGAAATTATTGATTTACCAGGATCTAAACCACCAATTTGATATATATCGTTAAAATTATTATACAAGTTTCTTAAATTTAATGAAAGATTATTTCTATCAAATATTTCATTAGAATCTTCTATTATTTGTTCTAATTCATCAATACTTATAATATTTACAATAAATTGACTATTATCATCTGATAATGAGATAATTGGAAATACAGACTCAAATTTATTTAATTTTTTTTCAAATAATTCAACTAATTTTCTTGTATATAAACATGTAATATATATATTTTTTACACCATCTAATAATAAAAAGTCTATTATTTCACCTACATTTTCATTTATATTTGTTATAAAAGTTATATTTTTTTGTGAATTTGTTAAATTATTAAATAATAAATCTTTGATTTCATAATTATCTGAAAATCTTGTTTTATCATTTAATAATTTAATTAAATTTTCAACTTCTTGTTCTTGCTCTTGCTCTTGTTCTTGCTCTTGCTCTTGTTCTTGTTCTTGTTCTTGTTCTTGCTCTTGTTCTTGTTCTTGCTCTTGTTCTTGCTCTTGTTCTTGCGTTCTTTCTGTAGAACTTTTATATAATTTAGCATATTCTATATATTCATTAATCTTTTTTCTTAAATATAAAGTTACCTTGGGAGTTTTATCAAGCCATTCATGAATATCAATTATTTCACTAATAATATTTTTATTTAAATCATCATTAATAAGATTTGCTGAAATAGGATAATCAACAATATTTTTTTGTAAGAAAACATTTCTATTTAAATAATTATATTTAGAAAATAACATAGATAATGTTTTCGAAGAAGAAACTACTTGTCTAAAAACACTTTTAATATTATGTATTGATTGTAATTTTCTCTTTTCAATTTTTAAATTGTTCTCTTTTTCAATCATAATTCTTAATAATATTGATAATTTTGAATTTGGAGTATTTGCAATTTTTAATTTAGAAAATTTATCATTAATTTCATCATCTAATGATTTATTTACACAAATAGTAATATTTTGTCCCATATTAATTTGTCTCATTCTAAATGCACCTTGACCAAAGTCTCGAACACTAGTTTTATGATCTAATAATACTAATGCTCTTGTAGATAATCTAAATTTAAAATCAATTCCTGTTATATGCTTTTGATCATAAAAACATAAAATATAATCTTCTTCTCTTCCTTTTTCTTTGTTAAAAGGTTTTGTAATTATTTTTTCACCTGTTTGATTATATTCATTCTTTCTATATAAATCAGTTTTATCTATTGCTTCTTTTAAAATTTTACCATCCATTGATTGTTGATAAGAATCTCCTAATTTTGAAATTATATTATTTTTAATTTCTTCAAATTTCTTTTGATATTCATCTTCAGGACACCTATTTTCAATTACCAATTCTCTCCACTTATCTTTAGAATCTAAAAAACAAACTTTATAAATATCATTGCTTACTTGTTTTTCTTTTCTAATTCTTTCATTAAGAATTCTATAAAATTTAGTTGCAATAGTTATATTTTCATATCCAATAAATATTCCTCCAATATCAATTATTGCTACAAATTTTACAATTTCATCAAATGATTTATTTTCAAAAACATCATAAATATCTCCTGAATTGTTTACAGTATCATCGCTATATAATTCAGTATTATTATTTAAACAAGAATAGTAAATATTACCCTCTGCTTCAGAACTAATTATTGGTAGTTTTTGAATACATTTTTTTTCTATTCTATCAAATGGAGTTTCAAAATATGGAGTACCAGAAAATCCAGTTAAACCATAATTACTTCTAAGATCAGATTGAGTTATATCAGAGAATGTAATATTATATTGATATGAATTTTGACTTAGATATTTATCTAAATATGATATAATTATATTTTTTATTAATCCATATAAATTATAAGAATTTATTTCATTTCTATTTTTAATTTTTCCTTTAATATCTGAATATTCATGATGATCTTGTATAAAATCTAAAGTTTCTACTTCTTTTGTAGTATAATTAGTTAAAGTTCTAAGTAATAATTGATAGTTTTTTAATTCAATAGAAGTTTTCCAATATTCGACAGATTCTTCTAAATAAAATTTATATAATTCTTGTAAATATATATCTATTTCTTTCTCTCTTAGAATACTATTATTTAAAACATGTGATAAAATTGTATAAATTAAAACAATATTTTTATCAGAAAATTCAGATGTTACTACAGGATCATCAATAGCTCTAAATGGTATAGCTAAATGATTACTTTTATTTATAATTTCATTATTATATTTATAAACTTTTCCTCTACTATATCCTGATTTAAATAATAAACCAAAATCTCTTCTATTTTGTTTAGTTAATACTTGAGGTAATTTTTTTACAAATATATCATAAATAAATCTAATTTTTAAATAAAATCCATCTTTAGGTTTGTCTTCAGTACCAATCTTAGAAATTAACCTTTCTTTATCGGCTCCTTCATCTAAATCTAAATATTGTAAATCTCCTATTTCTTTATAATTCTCAAATTTAAAATTCGGTTTATTTAAGTATTCATTTATTAATTGTAATAAAGTTTTAAATTTAGATTTATATTTTTCTTTTAAATTTCCATCAGAATCTTTAAATTTTTCTGATAAACTTGGTAAAATATTATTTTTAAAATAAATATTATCTAATTCTTCAATCAAATCCCATAAATTTAAATCATGTTCATTATAATCTATTTCAACTTTATTATTAAAATATAAATGTGGATATATATTACATTTTTTCCCCCATTTATCTTGAAAGTCTTTAGAATAAATATATGAATTACAATAAATAATTATAATTAGATTATAAATTATATCAAAATTTTCTAATTCATCGAATCCTTTTTCTATATTTATAGGATAGTTTAATTCACAAGTATATGGATCAGATATAATATCAACTTCATCAAATACAAAATATGATTTTTTTAGTTTATTAGATATACTATCAAATATTGAATATCTATTTTTTAGTGTTGACATTAAAATTAATAGCTTAATATCACTTGATGAAATTAAATAATTACATAAATTATTATTAGTACTTTCTATAATCCAATCTGGCTGTCGCGTCTCTCTATTTATTTTTATTTGAGAAGATATTACGCCAAAATTTTCTAATATATTCATACTAGTTTTTGATTGTTCTATTAAATAATCAGGCATTACATGAATTGGATACATTTTATTAATTATAATAAATAATGTTAACACAGGTGCGATATAAGAACTCTTACCGGCACCCATAATTAATTGATAAAATTTACTTTCATCATTCATTTTGTAGTTAGTACCTATTATATCCATTACTAAATCATATGCATTTTTTCTTGATACAAAACCAAAATAATACTCAAACCAAATTATTAAACTATTTGTTCTTAATTTTGTTTTTTTCGAAGATTCTTTATCAACAACTTTATTATCAAAATATGGACCATATAATCCTTTTAAATCATTCATTATAGTTGTAATTTTAATTTTTTTATCTGAATCCTCTAATTCTTTAGTTTTATTTTCGGATAAACTTTTTTTAATATTATTAGCAATATCGTTGTATCTTTTAATAATTAATAAATAATATGCAATTATAGTTAATATTTCATCTTCATATAAATTTTCTTTGGGAAATGAAGTTGTAAAAGATTTAAAATAGTTTTTAATTTTATCAAAATCCCAACTATCACTATTTTGAAATCTTATTTTAGATACTTTTTGTATTTCTTGTTTAATTATTTCAATTATACTATTAATTTTTACTTGTAAATTATCCAATACATCATTGAAATTCACAGACCCCTCTAAAATATAAATCTCTGTTTTATTTCTAAAAGAGTTAATATTTTCAATCACTTTATCTTCTTTTAAATCATCAAAAATTTCGTAATTTCTATTTGTATTTACTTCATCCATAGTTATTTTTTTTATATTTTCCATAAAAATAGATTTTTCAAAATTTAATTCAGATTGATCTAAAAATTCTTTTTCATCAAACCCGAATATATTTATATTTACAAATAAATTAAGAGTTACATAATTAATAACTTTAGTTATATTGAAATTTAGTAAATTAGTTCTATTTTCATAACTATCATCATATTCATGTTGAATTTGTTGTATAGAATTTGGTACAATCTCGAATTCTTTATTAGAATCTACATTTTTTAAAACAGAAATTTGAAATTCTAAATAATCAGTATTAACAAATGAACTAATTTTATCAATTTTAAAAATATTATACATTAAATCTTTTAAATTTATAATAATTGTATCTTCACTATTTATAGATGAATTTTTATTATTAATTATAAAATACATTTTTGCAATATTTTTATCATTTAATTTACAAACTTGAGGTGAAATAAATCTATCATTTATTAAATTTAAATTATAATTATTAACAAGTGTATAAATATCACTTGTCATCCGTGTATTTTCATCTTCTAACCTTTTATTATTAAAATCAGAAATTTTATAACTATTTTCAATTATATCTTCTATTCGTAGTACTTTATTTTTTTCATTTATAATATATGCTATCGAAAAAAAAGCTCTAATTTTATGTTTTTGTGTAAATATTAATTTTAATATTATTTCATTTCTAATCTTTTGGTCTAAACTTGAAAAATTTATACTAAGATTATTTTTTTTAATAAAATCATTATTATAAATTATTAAATATTTTTTATTTGTATCAGATTCAATATTTAAAGAAGGAAATTCTTTAGAAAAAGGATTAAGATATGTTTGTTGTATATTTATATTTTTCTTAAAATCTAGTACAAATTTATTTTCAAATGGTAATTCGTGAATATTTAATAAAATATCTTGATCAATATTTTTATCAAATAACTTTAATAATAAATTATTAAAAGGCATTTCACTAGGATTAAAATGTAATTTAATATCTTCAAAATTTAATTTTTCATTAAGATCATTTTTAAATTTATCAATTGTATATAAATCTATAGTTTTTAAACATGTAACGTATAATAGATAATTATTAAAAATAATACTGTAAGATAATAATTTTAGTAAATTAATAGAACTTGTAAAAATTATTTTATTATTTATAATCTTAAAATTTTTTATTTCAAATGAATAAAATTCATCATTATTATATTTTTCTAATTTTTTATTAATTTTAAATGATTCGTAATCTTTTATTTTATCATCAGACCAAATATCCTTATGTAAAATAAATGATTTATCAAAATTATCAGGTCCTATTAAAAAATCTAAAAATGGATTAATTATATATTTATCATATGACATAAATAAACATTTCATTTCTATTTCTCCAATTTTATTTTTAACAAAAAATAATCCTGGAGATGAACCATATGTAGAAATTAAAATTATATTTTTGTTTATTAATTCATATTTTTCATTATTTTCATACAAATAGTATTTTGTATCTTTAATATTATATTCAATTAGAAGATTATATAAAGGATATAAAAATAATATCCCCTCTAGATTATTTTTAAATATCAGTATATTTTCAATATCAGTAAATAAAATTAAATTTTTAATATCTTCTTTATCCATCATAGAATAAAGTATATTATTATCAAATTCTTCTTTGTAGTATATATTTTCATTATGGGTGTATAAAATATAAAAAGTAGGATTATTCTTATTTACATTTATAAATTCGCATGAAATATTATTAATTAATAATGAAGTATCATTAAAAAGTTTATTTAATTTTATATTTTGATCATAATATTCAAAAATAAAATAATCAAAAAGTAATGAAGGGATTTCACTATATGTTACTGTATCTAATATTTTACCTTTTTTACTTCCATCTTTTGAACTGATATTTAAAATTATCGAACTATTAATAAATTTATTTTTAATAAAAGATTTATTATAATCCAAATTATAAAATATATTTGTATCAAAAATTAAGTATCTATTTTCATCTAGTTCTACTTTTTTATCAATAATTTGGGTATTGTAATCTAGTTTATCATAAAACTTTATTAAATATTTTACAATAGGGTATCTATCACTATAACTTGATATTCTAACATCTTTATCAATATTTTCAATTAATGTATTATAATGTAATTTTTTTATGTTACATTGTTCAATGTTTTTTTTATCTTGATTTATGTAATTTAGAATTGGATCAGTTTTTCCAATTACCCATGAAAACATATCATATTTTAATAAATTAATATTATCGCTATTTAAATAATCACTTAAATTTATATTAATTAATTTTGTTTTTTTTAATATTTCAATAGATTCATGTTCTGTATATACAAGTTCTTTATTTCTTTGATATTTCTCAAATAATTTATCATATATATTTTTTACTAAATTGATAAATAAATAATTATTATCTTCAATCATTGAATCTGTAATTAGTATGTTTAGAAATTTGTTAATAGATATAAAAATATTATTTAACAATACATTTTTATTAAATAAATTATTAATATTATGTATATATATTATCTGCCTTGTTTCATTATTTTGAAGACAAATATATTCATCTTCCACTTGAAGAATTTCATATTCATCTTCTTTGATTATTACAGTTTTTAATTTAATTTCATCAATGTCTTTCTTATTAATATTATAATAATTATAAATATTTGATGAAGTTTCAATATTACTTTGTGTTTCACTATAGAAAATATTTAATTCATCATTATTAGATACATAAAACTTATTAATTTTTTTTATCTTATTGTATTTATTTATTAATACTTTATCTAAATTTTTATTTTTTAATAAAGAGTCAAATAATTGTATAAAAATATTTTCGTCTTTTAAATTTTTCATTTCAATATATATTCTATCTATCATATGGTAAAATATTAATCCAATTTTAGTATATAATTTTATTTTATTCATACTTTTTGAAAATTTAAAATTGTGTAGTTTATTAAAAATATTTAATAATAATTCAAAATGAATGGGTTGAATTAAATAATCATATACATTTATATTTCTTAAATAATTGGATTCTTTTTTTTCTCTAATTGTTTTATTAAAATTTTCATTAAATTTTTTACAAGATGAAATATTTTGAATAAAAGGGAATTCTAAATCTTGTAGATTTATATTATATTCAATATTATTATTTAATAAAATTAACATATCAATGAATGTATTTTTATTTTGTTTTACATTAGATTTTTCATGATTAGTTTTCAAGCTCTCTACAATATCATTAAAATTATTATTAATTGAAGTCAAGTCTTCTTTAATATTTCCAGAAATATTTTTATAAATAGTATTATTAAAAATAGATAAAATTTGTTTTTCAGTTATTAATTCGTTATAACATTTTTCATAGTTCTGATTTAATAAATCATTAATTTTTGTTTTATAATTCTCAAAAAAGTTGTTTATATTTTCTATATTTTCTACATTTATCTCAAAATTATCATCATTTGTAGTAATTGAATCAGTATACCCATTAAAAGAAGTAATTTTAGTAAAATTCCTTATTTTTTCATATTGTAATATATCTTGTTTATAATAAATGTCAGTATTTCTTTGAGATGAATTAAAAGGAGAAAAATCACCATAAAAAATATTCGATATTAATTTTAATTTTTTATTCATAGGATTAACTATAGGATTTTTAGAATTCATATATTTTTTCAAAAAATTAAATTCAATATCACTGCTATTCAATTTATTTATTATAAATTTATTTATTTTTGCTAAATTATTTATTTTTTCATTAAAAGTTTTTATTAATAAATTTATTTTTTCTGAATCAATTTTTTTGTTAAATTCAATTATTAATTTATTAGATTCTTCTATTTTTGAATTTATTTGTGTAATTATTTTTTCTTTAAATTTTTGATTGCTTTTTTCATCAGATCCTAATCTATCTAATTGTTGTTCTTTTTCATTTAAAGAATGTATTGAATTATTAATCTTTGAATAAATACTTTCTAAGATTTGATTTTTAGAATTAAATTCACCAATTATTTGATTTATATTTTTTTCATTAAAAATATTTGATATTGCAAATTTAAATAATTTATCCATACAACATACATAATATTTACAAGTAAATAATTGAAGTGATGCCAATATATTCCAATCAGGGGTTAAATTATTGTTAATATTTAATTTTATATAATCATCATTTTCTATTATTGTATTTGGATCTGGTTTCTTTTTACCTTCTAAAATAATTATACTATTTGTAAATTGTTCATTAAAATATTTTATAGAATTTTCAATTCTTATTCCTAATTCACTTGAATATTTTATACCTTTTTTTAATACATTTATTCCTTTTTGTAAAATTCCTGGTGTTTTTTCAGCTACTTCATCACAGCCTTTTTTAAATTTACTTTCATCTTCACTTATATCTAAATAAAATTGATTTTGGTTAATTTCTTTTTGAAATATTTTTTTTCTTTCTGTATTTTCTAATTCTTGTGAATTTATGTAATACAATCTCTTAGTTCTATTTCGGTTTTCAACTTTAATATCTGTATCGTAATCTGATATGTATGCATATATTTCGGAACCATTATCTATTTCCCCACCACCTTCCTTTTTTTTCCTAAGAGTATAAAAAATTTTTTTAGTATTAATTACTTGTTCTAAAGATGATCCATCAAAATAATATTCAACAATCGAGTAGTTTTCAGAATCATTATATAAAGAAAATGGATAATATATAATCATATTTGAATAATCAATTGATGATACATTAATTTCACTTTCAAAATTATTTCCAGGATTTGATGTCAATTTGGTATATATATTATTTATTAATTTTTTTCTATTTTCTTTATCTAAAAAATTATCTAAATAATTATAATATGAAATTTGACTTTTATCTTTTTTACTAATAATAGAATCCATGATTTTTAAAAATTCGGTATAATTACATGAATTAACAAATTTCATTCTACCAAATATTAATGTTAAAAAATTTTGTGTATCTAATTTATCGACATTTAAATCGATATTTTTAAATAAAAAGCCGAAAGAATAACAAATAAATGATAAACACAACATCATATCAATTTTAATTACTGACAGATTATTTCTATAATCAGGTATATGTTCTTTAAAATAATTTACTAAAAATTCTGTATATTCCAAATTATCTAATCTTGAATGTAAAAAATTATAATTTTCAAATTTATTTAATTCATTAAAATCACAATAAAAATCAAAAAAATTATTATTTACAACTATAGAACTAATAAAATTTTGATAAAAATTTTCTTCTTTTATAATTTGTTGATTCTCAATATTTGATCTATATAAATACAACCTTGTATAAGCATTTTGTTTTATCAATTCTGGTACTCTTTCATTATTTATTATACTGTATAAAATTTTATCATAACTTAATTTTGATTTATCTATTTTTTGTTTAGTTTTAATATTAATTTCATTGTTTTCAATTAGATGTTTCCTATCAAGTTCTTTTGGATCAGATAATAAATATGAATTATTAATATTATTTAATAAAATATTATAATTTTCTCGAATATTAGTTATAATTTTATCTATGTGTTCGTTATTTGAATAATAAACATGTGGTAAAATATTAAATTCAAAAATTTGATAAATATAATGGATATAACTTGTAAATTTATTATTTATATATCCTTCATCTTTATATTTTTTAAATATTTCATTTATAATTACCAATCTTAGTAGAAATATAACTTCATTGCTTAAATTTGAAGATTCTTTTAAAATCATATTTGTATAACATTCTAGAAATAATAAAAATGTTCTATAAATACAATTTCCTGTATTCTGTGATTCATAAAATCCATCATTATTTTTTTTCATAGTTTTTTTTTTATCTAAATCAAAAATTAAATTATTATTTTCTAATATATTAATACAATAATTATAAAAATCTTTAATCTCGATAATAGAATCTGTAGATACAATTCTTAATTGATAGATAGAACTTAGAAATATTTCTAATATATTTTTATTAATTTTATATTTGTAAATTCCTTTGATATAAGATCTATATCCCTCAAATGAAGTTTGTTGATATAAAGCATCATCACCACTATTAAAAAAATATATCGTATATCTTTTTTTTTTTTCATACATTTCAGATTTTTCTGGAAATTTTTTTATTTTATCATCTATATTATTATTCCATTCAAGATCATGTTTTATAAACATTGATAAAGCATGATTTGTTACATTATCGCTTCCTAAAACAACAAATGGTATAAATATATTATCTTGATTAAAATCAAAATTTTTTCTTTTATTTAAAATTTTTAAATTTTTTTCTCCATCTAAAAAATATTTAAAAAAATTATTTTCTTCATTTTTCCATATTTTTTTCCAAGAACTATAATTTAAAAAATATTCTTCTGTATTAATTTTTTTTATTAAATAACTTAATAACGAATATAAATTTGTATATGTTGTACCTCCTTTATTAAGAAAATATTCATTTATAATCATAAAATATAATAATAGACTGTCTTTATTTTGAATATCAATTTCATGTGACATCTTATTTAATATATATATATATATTATATTAAAATATTCACCAATTATTTTTTATTTTTACATTTATATTTTATAATGAAAAATACAAATCTATATGATTCATATTTAATAAATTTACAAAAAGATGCGGGGAGAATTATTAACTCTAAATATATTATAGAAAAATTTAATGCAACTATTTTTAAAGGTGTAGATGCAGTAAAATTAGATAAAAATAATAAAGTAATTTCATGGCCTACTCAAATTGAGGGAACACAGCATGCAAAATTAGCTAAAATTAAATTATTTGAACATTTTTTAAAAAATTCTAAAAAAGAATATATTTTAATGTTTGAAGATGATATTTATTTACATAAAGATTTATATAACGATACAATATTTGAAAAATTTAATAATGATTTAAATAATTTTCTAAAAACAAAACAAGTATCAATACTCTATTTAGGAATTAGCAGTCAAATTAATCCTAAAAAAAATTATATAAAAGAATTTTACTTTGAATCATTTTCAGAACATTTTAATAATTCTAAATGTAGACCATGTACAGGAGCATATGCAGTAATAATTAATAGAAAAATAATTAAATTATTACTTAGTAGAATGAAAGATAAAGTATTGAAAAAAAAACCATTTGATTTATATTGTTTGGGATGGTTTAGTAAATTATACCCAAAAAATACTTTTGTTATGCACCCACCTCTTGTTTTACCTGATATTTCCCAAAGTAATATAAGAGATTCATATAATGATCCAAATAAATTTTGGGGGAAAATCTTATTAAATTATTCAAATTATAAAAAAACTACTATTGGAAATTTATGTATATTTATAAAAAAAGAACATTATGAAAATGATTTTTTATTTTCTTTTAATAAATATTTATTAGGAATAAGACCTATTATTAATATAATTTATTATTGTGAAGATTATAAAGAATTAAAGTTAAATTTTTCTATTATCTTGAAAGAATGCACCTATAACGATTTTATTTCTGAAGAATTTGAAAAAAATAATAAATTACATCAATTAGATAATGATTTTAAAATTATTAAAGAAACAACATCTATTATTAAAAAATTAGATTATAATTGTGGGAAGGGAATTATTGAAAAATTTTATTAATTTACGTATATAATACATCATAAATTTAGTTAAAAATAACTTAATAATGGTAGGAGAACTACCTGCATCTAAATAAGATATTTTCTATAGTAACAGTATATATAATGGTAAACAAAAATAGCAATTTTAACAAATCTCAAATCTACAATATTATAGAGGAATTAAGAGCTGGTCAGCTTACTGTTGCAGAATTAACACAAAATATGAAAGATTATGAAGATCTTATATCTGGAACAAGACAAAAACTTGTTGAAGATGAAACTGTTATTAGTTCAGCAATAAAACAAGAAATAGATCAAAATGTTAAATTTATTATGGATCAAATTGATGCTATTATGAAATCTAATATTTTAATCAGAAAATCCGGTGTAAATAAAATGCATATACTTCGTAAATTAGGAAGAGGTATTAAATATTCATATAAATTAGATAATGATATTCACGTAATAGGTCCAAAATTATTTAAATTCCATGTTGTAAAATATAATGTAGAAACTAACACTATTAGTATTGGTCCATACAAAGCAAGTGAAAGTGATACACAACTTGATGTAGGAACTGGAAATGAAGGTGATTGGGTATTTACTTTCTCAAATTCAGATGTATTTGATACATCGGCATCAGATTACAATTACGATTTAAATTATGATGGCGTTGAAGAGGATTGGGAAGATTGGGTTGAACAACTTGATGAAGAAATTAGAAAAGCTAGACGTGTTAGAGCTCATTTAGATTTAGTTAATAAATCTATGTGTGTTATTGAAAAAAGTATATTGACTGATATACAACATTTTGATCTTTTCCCACTTGAAGATCTTGATAACACAAATCCTAACATGCATTAAATAATTTTAATATAATTTTTTTTATATAAAAATATATTTTTATTTATATATTTTTAGTATATAATGATAAATAAATCAGATATGATAAAAATGCTTTTAATTATTTTATTATTTGTAATTTATATAAAATATTGTTATGAAGAGCAATTTATAGGTGCTATGAATCAATTACGTTCAAAAGGACCTATGGATTTATATCTTACAAAAAATTCAGAAAAACATCTAGATCCATGTTATAAAGATACACATAATCCATTTCCTCATACACCATTTGTTTGGAATAATCCATCTAGAATTAGAATACCATATTATTATGATTTAAGACAATATTATGATGATTATCCTCATAAATGTGGTTAATATATTTTTTATAAATTAATATTATTTTTATTAAATTATATTAATTAAGTAATTATTTTAGATATACGAATTTTTCTATATATTTTTGAATTATATTAATATTATTTTCTATAATTCGTGATAATTCAGATAATTCTTTAATTTTTTCATCAACATGATTAAATAATACATTTAATAACTCTAAACTTAGATTATCAATTAAACCAGGATCAATTCTTCCTCCAGATCCATTATCTACCAAAAAATCCCCATAATTACCAATTCTTATTGTAAATCCTGTATTTACTTGATCTAATCCATCTATATTAAATATTGGAATTCCCATATCTTCAAAAATTGTTAAATCAGGAGGTTCTTCATATTTTAATTCTATTAAAATATTATCAAAAGTTACAACGTTATAAGTAAAATTAATATAAGGGTTATTTTTATCACAAACCTCGTGATATTTTATACTACTTTTTCTACCACCTTCTGAATCTTTCCATTTTGGAATTATTAATTTACCAATTCCATTAAAATTAGTTGTAAATGATAAATGATTTGATATTTTTGTATAAAATATACTTGTTATTGTATCATACCATCCTAAAAAGCAATCAACCATAGTTTTATCATTCATATCTTTATATCCAAAATATTCTTGCATTGATCCAAGTTCAAATATATAATCATTAATATCTTTATAAATAATTTCAAAAATTAATCTGGTTGTTTTAGACAGGTTTACTATTTCATTTTTTCTTTTTATACAAATTGTTTGACATAAATTTTTGTTGTTTGTTATCATATTAAGTTATGATAATAAAATAAATTATTTTTGGACTATGATACCCTTTAAAAATTAGCAATCATTTTTATGATCACATTCAAATTTATCTTTATATCTTTCAACTAGATCAATATTATTTTTAATCATTCTTAGTAATTCACACATATTATTTTGTTGATATTCTATTATATTTATAATATCATTTTCGGATATATTAGCGACAGATATACTATTATCAGACGAATCAATATTATCTAATAAAAGTTTAATTTTTATAAAAGATCCACTAAATATTTCATATCTACCATATTTTCCTATATTTATTGCTATACCACTATTTTTAATAATTAAATTATTATTTCCAAAAACAACATTATCTACATTATCATTTGTCTCGTCTTTGGGTAATAAATAATTAAATTCATTATTTTTATTATTATGACTTGTAATCAATTCTTCCAAGTCATCTCTATTTACGGTAAAGACTTCACCATTTTCAGTATTATCAATTTCAACATCAACACCGTTATTAACTTCTGTTAAAGATCCATAATCTGTTTCATTAAACTCTAATAACATATTATCATAACTTGCTACAGGTTTAGATTCTTGTATTAAATATGTATCACCTTTCCCGTAATATTTATTTGGAACACGGTGTTTTAATTTATCTTCACAATTTTCTATAGTAATTTGTCTTTCACATACATTTTGATATTTTAATGTTGATATTTCGTTTTCAATTATAAATTCTCCTACATTACTCTCGTCTGCTGTTCTTTTAATTTTGTCAATAATTTTTTTCCCAATTCCATTAACATCACATGAAATTGATAAATGATTATTTATTTTAACATATAATATCATAACAAGATTATTATACCAATCTATCATACAATCAAATATATTTTGATCAGATAAATCTTGTTGTCCAACATACTCTTGAATACATCCTAATTCAAAAATAAAATCACTTATATCACTATGTATAGCTTGATAAATACTTTTTGCTGTACATATTTTATTAAAAGTTTTAGAACTTTTAAATGAGCATATTAATTTATCACATTCATTAATATTTTCACTCATACATCCATCTTTACAAGTACAACTAGTATTATCAGTTGTTGATGTTGATGGTAAATTTAATAAGTTTAAATTCGAATAATCTGGGCATTCTACATTACCGTTTGAATCTGTAGTACAACTAGAAGAAGATGTATTACAGCTATTATTTTCACAATCACAAGACATAAATATACTATTTTTAGAGAAAAAAAAATTTCTTATTCGAGGGACTCCCACTCTTTTTTTTAAAATTAGCAAAATTCAGGATGTAATAAAATAAATTTGTCTTTGTATTTTTGAATAAAATCAATATTATTTTGTATTATTCTTTGTAATTCACATAATTTTTTTTGTTCGTGATCAATAAACTTGTAAAATTGTGAAATAGTTTTATTATTTGGACCTTCTCCACTTGGTTGAAGTTCAAATTTCATCCTTGTTCCATTATTTATAATAAAATCTCCATAATTACCTATCTTAAAATTTAATCCAAAAATTATTACATTATTATCTAATGTATCATAATTGTCAATATCAATATTATTTACAATTACAGATCCGTCTTTAATTTCTTCTAATTTATCAATATCTGATAATTCTAAATAAACTTTATTTAATATGATATTATCATATGTTAAAATATTTTTTGAATATTGTACTAAATATTCATCTCCTTTACCATAGTATCTATGTGGAATACGATATTTAAATTCATCCTTACAATTATCTAAATCAATTAATCTTTCACATACATTTTGATATTTAAGGGTAGTTATCTTTTCTTCATTAGTCCATTTATTAATTACAAGTGTTCCTCTTCCTTCTACACTAGTTGATGTTGATAAATGATTTGAAATTTGAACATATAGAATTAAAACTAACTGATTATACCAATTAATTAAACAATTAAACATATCTTCTTCATTTAAATCACTTTGTCCATAATATTCTTGTAATGATGCAAGATTATAAATATATTCTGAAATGTCATTATGAATAGATTCATAAATTAGTTTTGTTGTACAAATTAAATCTAATAATTTATTTGAATTGTATACACAAGATAATTTATCACAATCATCTATATTATTTCCCAAACATCCATTATTATTAATTGAACATTTATTATTCATAAAACTCTTATAATATAATTAAAAAAAATTATATTATACTAATTCGTTTAATATTTTTAATATCTAATTTATACATGGGGGGTGTATTAATTTTATAAACTATAATTATAAATGACTACTAAATTTTTTTTCTTAATTTTATTTTGTATATTGATAATTAATATAATTAATCATAATATTAATAATACAGGAATAAAAAAAAAACCTATTACATATAAAAAAATAATTTAATTCATTATCGAAATAAGTTGTCTAAAATTGATATTGATAATCTAAAGTCTTGTTTAATTGATAATGGAAATATTATAAACTATGGTAAATCTAAACAAATTATAGATGTAATAATGAAAAAACATTTTCCAGAATATTATTGGGAAAAATTTAGAATATCATGTAAATCTTCAAATAAAATAGATGCATCAAAGTTACATAGAGATATTATATCCAATAACTATAGTATTTCAACTAATATATTTTATACTGTAATTATATATTTACAGGATTCACAATTTGGATATATTCCTTATTCTAACTATAGTTTTAATATTAAGGAAAAAGAAAAAATCATTAATGTATCAAAAAATGATATTGTAATGTTTGATTCTACAACCTTACATAGAGGTATATTTAAAAACCAAAAAAAACAAAAACGAATATGTATACAAATATTTAATGTTATACATAAATCAAAAATAGGTTATTGTAAGATAATTATGAATTCTATTTTATCTAATAGTATATTTGAAAAAATACTTTATAATCCTTTTGTACAAAAATATTTAGATATAACAAACAATTATATTTTTAATCCAAAATCAAATGGAACTAAATATTTATTATTGATGATCGAGGGTGGTTCAGGGAGAACAAAAAATAATATTGATAATCAAAATTTATATTATATGAATAATGAATTCCCAATAACTATAAAAATAATCAAAAGCAATTTTGATAAACTATATAGAATTTTTTAAAATCTATATTATTTTTATATTTTTTTAACAATTTTCAGTTTCCATGCATTCAAACTTGTCTTGATATTTTTGTATAAAATCAATATTATTTTGGATTATTCTAAGTAATTCAGTTCCTTTTTTAATTTCTTGATCTATAGTTTCAAACATTACTTTTATAATATTATTATCAATATTTGTTATATTGTTATCATAAAAATCAGCTTTAGCTTCAGATCCATTAGAAAAAATAAAACTACCATATTTTCCAATTCTTATATCAACTCCATTAATATAAACAGGATTTTCAAATTCAGTATATTCATTCAATTCAGGATTCCACGATCTTGTAACATTTTCTACAAATAAAATACCATCATTTAAACCCTCTTCACTAGTAAAAGGGCCATCTTCATAAATATTAAATATTTCCATATTATCAATAGTTAAAACATTTTTTGAATATTGTATTAGATAAGTATCTCCTTTTCCGTTATATTTATTAGGTATACGATGTTTAAGTTTATTTTTACATCCTGGTACACTAATTTGTCTTTCACAAACATTATTATATTTATGTGTAGTTGTCATCTCACTTTTATCATCTGTATATTTCCATTTTTTAATTACTCTTTTTCCACTACCTTCAATTTTTGTAGATATTGATAAATGGTTTTTAATTCTTATATATAAAATTTCAACTAGTTTATTGTAATAAAGAATAAACAAATTCAACATATTTTCATCATTTAAATCATAATTGCTAAAATAATTATTTAAATCCCCAAGTTCAAAAATAAAATCTGATACATCACTGTGAATTGCTTGATATACTAATTTAGCAGTACATAATAAGTTTGTTAATTTATTTTTTTTAAATGAGCAAATATTT